TCTCTAAGTTTAAGAATAGTATTAGACAATAATACAAACTGGTCATAGTAATTAATTTCTAATTCTGTTGGCTTATCTATTATTCTGTCTGTATTCATATAATTCAGTTCTTATTACTTGTTTGTATGCTTCAGGACAATCCCTATCACATAGTTCAAATATAAAAGTTTCTAATTCTAATATTCTTTTATTATTTTTATTAAGCTCTTTTAGTAAAGCTTCTATTCTGTAATTGTTATACTCTAATAAGTGTTTCATATTATTATTTTTTGCTAAGTGTTTTGTTTAATTCATCTCTCCATTCTATTAATTCTTTTTTACTTCTCATACCATAACGAAATGCCTGTTTAAACATTTTTTCGTCATGTTCTAATACATATTCTAATGAAGCCCATAATTGATAGCAAAAAGAATCGCTTACTTGTGTACATTTATCATCTGAGTGAGATAGCACATATTTTTCTAATCTATTCATATTGTTTTTATTTTCAACAAATATATAATGAGTTATTTATATACTAAAGACTTTTAACATAGCTTTAACAGAAAAGGGTGACCTAAGCCACCCCAATCAACACACAACAAGTCTAAACAAAACAAACAATTATATCTTTACCAGATATAAAATGCCCTCTCTTTAAGGTCATCAGTATCAAAATAAACATATTCATTACTAACACCTATTCTATGAACCCCTTGCTGAACTAATCCTCTAACAAGAGTTAATCTTTTCTTTGCACCTACACATCTAATCTTAATAGCTTTACCTACTCTATGAGAGTTGCTTCTTACTAATCTAAGTTTATCTGCATGAGGTTTGCTTACATAACCTAAAATAACCTTTACAGTTATTCTGTATTTACTTACTAGATTATCTAATATTAAAACTGGTTCTCTTTCCATAAACTTATAACCAGAGTTAGGAAGGTCAGGACTATCAAACATATCCCAAGTTAAATACTTTAAACCTTCACAATTATCTATATTCATTATTTATAGTAACTTACTGCAATATAATAATAATATATATAACTACAAAAATAATTATTTATTTAATTAACTTGACTTTGTCAAAAAAAACCTGTAACTTTCCAATCTTAATTGAATTGTTATTATTTTTTATTTAAACAAGTAGAAGTATATGCAATGGAGTAGAAGTATTTTATTTCTATATATATATTAATTAATAAGTTTCTTTATGTATACAGGATAAGTATGTTCTATAATTAACCACATACTGTTTTTTATGTTTTGCTTCGCAAAAGATGTTTACAAGAAGTTATATGGTTCTGTGTCTTCTAATGCTGTTCCAAGTAATTCTTTTACTATTACCTAAGATTAATTTTCTATCAACTCTTTTATTGAAGTCGTCTCTTAAAGAGTTTAGTTGTGGGTTTCCGTTATCTTGTTTGTTCATTATTTTTTAAACTTCTCAGCACTTCTTCCTCCAAAGTAAGCACCTATTACTGTTATTAATACAAGCTGTAATAAGTCTATCCAACTTGCTTTTACTTCAAATGCAATAACACCTGCATCTATAAATACCATTAGAACTGTAGATACTACTAGAAATATAAGAACTAAAGGTCTAACATTCTTACTTAACCAAGAATCACTATTCATATCTGTCTTCCATCTTTCAGTAACATTCTTTTGTATATCAGCTTCTGCTTTTATCCATATCTCTTCCATCTCCTTTTCAAACTGAGCTTTCTCTACTTTACTAAAAGTATGTTTGTCTATAATACCAGAAATCTTTTCTGCTATGTTAGAACCTGTTGCACCAAATAGTTTTGATAATATTTTTCCCATTATTCTATTTTTATATATATCATTAAAAAGATTAGATATATGTTTATTTCATTGTAATTAAGTTCTTCAGTAGGTCCATAAATAGACCAGCCAATCATGGGTCCAGTTGAAAACGTCTCAGCAAATCCAATACTATATTTCATACCTACTATGTTTAACAAATAACCTACTATGTTTAAGAAGTAGGATATACTATGTTTAAGAGTTACTTATATCTTTATATTTAGTCTTACCATCTTCCTTATATGCAAGCAAACATCTCTTTCTGTTTGAGTCACTATCTACATAACTAACGTGTACCCAATCAGGGTTAGTATCTGTACCAAACTCCCAAATAAGTTGGTCAAAATCGAGATTATCTTTAATGTAGTAATACATATAAGCATTAGAAACATAACCATAAAAGTCATCGATATCAATAGCTCTACCTTGACAATGTTGACTTCTACTGCTTCCACCAATTGATTTATTAAGTTCTTCACTTCTATAAAATGAGTTAATTTTTATTGGACCATTAACAGCTTCTCTAAGTGGTTCAAACACTTTCTCTGCTATTAATTCCATATTCTGAAGCTCATACTCACTAGGTTTATTTTCAATACCTAAACGTAGAGCTGTGACACTTCTTGTAGCTTCTTTGTAGGTTATGTGTTTACTTATGCGATTCATAATTTACTTATTCTATTGACATTGTTCTGTATGTCAAGATTACCTACTTTAATTTTTAATGATATGTCTGCTACATATTGCATTCTTACTCTACCATTTTTGTCTAGTATAACAATTACAGGAACAGCAACAATACTTTTTTGCACATCTTTAGGTTGGTCTTTTAGGTAACTAAACTTTACAGTAGCACCAGTAATACCACTTAAGTCATAGTTGTTTCTTTTATTCCACTCTGCATTTATTTGCAGGACTGTTACATCCTGACTATATACAAAGGTCGCAACCAATACAAATATCGCACATAATATATTTTTCATTTACTAATTATTTCAAATAGCTTATCATCTATTTTCTTTAAAGCATTTGAGTTCTCCTCTACCTTAGTTCCAGTATTCATAATAGTTTCTCTAATTAACTGGTCTTTTAAATCGTACTCAGTTCTACTAATCTCTGGTTCTGGTAGTTTCTTAGCTTCCTCAATATCTGCTTGTAAAGCAAACCACATACCTATAAGGGTAGATAATGCTACCCCTATAGCAATAAGTGTTTTTATACTAATCTCAAATTTACTGTCTTCGCTTAATTCACTCATAATTTCTTTGTTTTTTGAATAGTATAAATAATTGTACAGACAAGAAGTATAATTTTTAGCCATACCTCTAACTCAGTTAAAGAAACCATAAAGGCTATTGAATTTATAAGGTATATCTTCATATCTGCAAAATCCATAGCGTTATTCTTTTACTTCTTCAGCTTCTTCAACAATCTCTTTGTAAGAACCATCTTTTAAGTCGATATTAATCTTACCATACTTACCTTCTAGTTCTTCTTTAACCTTGTTACTTTCTTCTTGCACTTGTGCATAAGCGTGTAACAGTCCGTGCTTCTGTACTTCTAAAGTACCTAAGTCGTGTTTGATGGCAGAAAACTTCTTTTCTGACTCTAATAATGATTCTAATTCTTCTTTACTAATTTTTGACATTTTATTAAATTTATAGTTATATACAAATATACTAATTACATTTACATTCTTGTTTCAATTTGTCTACTTCTGCTTTTAGTTCTTGTATTGCTTTCATTAAATAAACTACCATACCAGATGGATTAAATTGGTGTCTATCTTCTTTAGAAACATCATCATAAAGCAAAGGATATGCTTCTGGAAATTTATCTACTTCATTTTGAGCTATATAACCTTTTTGTTTTTCTTCTAAATCTTCTTGTTGATTAAAATGAAATTCTTTAGGTTGAATATCTTTAAATTTATCTAAAATATTTTCATCCCAATTAGTTATATTCTTTTTTAATCTTTCGTCTGAACCTGTGGTGTTATATGAAGCAGTTAAATTACTATAACCTATAGTTCCACCATTCCCTTGTGAACCTCTAAATTGCACGTGAGTACCTGCATATTGAGAAGAATGTATTTTAATATTTCGAGCTACACCAGTAGCAGCAGCAGTATTATTATTACTATAAAAATAATATCGAGTATCAGTTTGAATAGCATAATTAAAGCTCATTCTACCGATAGAATCTATACTTATTCTTACTGTAGCAGCATTATTGTAAAACCTTAGGTTTTTGTCTCCAGAATCATAAGTAATTTTAGCTGATTGAGCTGCGTCTGCACTATCTAAGAATGTAATTCCTGATTCTGTTTCTGCCGTATTTGAAAGAACAATAAATGGGGTATCTCCTGACATAGTTAAATTACCTTCAGTAAGCAAAACATCCCCATCAGATTTTATACGCATTCTTTCTGTTGGTCCTGAACCTGCTGTATTAGTAGCTAATATTAAAGCGTTATCATTACTTGAACTTGTAATTATTGAAGATATATAAGCACCTCTATCATCATTTGCTACAGTAGATAAAAATAATCTTGCTTCAGTACCAACATTTGCTGAAGCTGAATTTCTAACTACTAAAGGAGTTGTAGAACTACCTGCTGAAGTTTTTACTATTGAGGTTGTTCCTGAACTATCTATACGCATTCTTTCTCCTGCTGCATTTCCTGTTACTGTATAAAAAGATAATTCCGCTGTATTATTTGTAGATTGTGCGATTGACCTTATTTGTGCCCTTGCACCTGTACCTGCTGTTAATCCTATAATTAAATCACTACCAGCATCTCGTTCTTTTAAATCTAATAAAACTGTACTCGGTATGCTTGTTTGTCCTATTCCTACGTTGCCAGAACTATCTATACGCATTCTTTCTGCTGAATTGTATTCATCTGTAATAGCAAAATAACCATTAGCACCATTAGAAGTAATACTAAAAGCATTTGTCGTGCTTTCTGTTAAATAATATCCACCTGCTGTTTGTGCTTGTATTTTACCATCACTTGTAATACGCATTCTTTCTAAACTTGTAGTATCAAATCTTAAAAAATCACTATCAAAAGCTATCATTCTTGTAGATTGAGAATCATCTCCAAATGACGCACCACCGCTTCCACCGTTTATATACAAAAAATTATTACTTGCGTGATTTATACTTGCAACAGCCGTTGCGGTAGAAGCTGTTTTATTAAATTTAATAAATCCAGAACTGTCTATACGCATTCTTTCTGTGTTTGAACCACCTGTTGCAAAAGTCATAGCATCAACAATATTGTTGTAAGCAATACTTCCACTTGGTGTTCCTGTATCTGCATCACTAAAGTCAATGTATGACAAAGCAGATGCACCACTTTTAATTCTTAAACCTTTGTCTGAAGTTCCTGTAATTAATACATTTCCTGCAAAAGTTGTGTTTCCTGAACTGTCTATAGTCATTTGAGTAGAAGCTAAACCAAATGCTCCTGTACCAAATTCTAATCTTGAAACAGGAGCAGGGCTATTTGCTCCATCGTGTATTGCTCTAATATAAGCGTTAACAGTACCCCCGTAAGCAATATCAGTACAAAAAACTTGAGGACTAAAAAATTCTAAACCTCCAACAACATCTCCTTCTGTAAATAAAACATTACAATTATTACTTGTGTTTTCTAATCTTATTACAGGAGCATTTGTACTAGGGTCTCCTATATTTCCGTCAGATATGTGTAAACGAGTATCTGGGTTGTCTTCATTAATTCCTACGTTTCCATCAACAATTAGTTCATCGTGAACCCTAACATTAGTATTATCAACAGTAAGTTTTTCAACTCCCTCTCCAAGACTAAAACTAATATCTCCAGACGTATCAAAAACATTAAAATTCATCTTGCTTACTGCGTGGTCAAATGACATAAAGTTTTCTAAATAACCTGTGCCATCTTGAAAAGCTATATATGCTTTTTCAGTAGAAGAACTTACAAGAGTAATTCCTTTTTCATCTGGTGTATTTATAACTAAAGTATCTACTGAATAAGCTGAAGGATTAGTTAATCCAATACCTACTGAGTCCTCAGACGCATCTACAAATAAAGTATCTGTATCTACTGCTAAATCTCCTCCTATTGTAGTATTACCAGTAATACTTGCTGCTCCAGTAACAGTTACGCCTGTTTGATTGACTTGAAATCTTTCATTACCTAATGAAATAAACTTTTGTACAGATTGATTGAAGTCTAGATACTGATAGGTTCCACTATATGCTCTAAACACATTAGTAGTTATACTTGTTCCATTAAGAGCTGTTTCTGTTTCTATTACAAAAGTGCTACCATTCCAATACATTTCTACATCATCTCCATCTCCTAATATAATTTTGCTATTATCTGGTAAACTTACATTTCCTGTAACACTAATTCCTGTGCTTGTAGTTACAAACTTTTCATCACCATCATAATATAATTTTACACCTGCTTCTTCATTAAGACGCATCATATCATATATAGTACCATCTGAATCTCTTTTTCCATAAAAGATTAAACTTGATGATTCTGATTGTATAAAATTATAATTGGAACTATTAGACCAAATTTTTAAAACACCTGCATTAGGGTCTCCAAATCTTGCGTGAGTATTAAAGCCAAAATCAAAGTTTTTATTATCAGCTAAAGAAGCTGATTGAAGAATGTCTAAATCATCTACTTCTAGTGCTCCATCAATATCAACATCACCACTAAAATCTCCTGTAGTACCTGAAATAGTACCTCCTGTTACGTTTCCTGTTAAGTTACCAGTAAAACTAACTGCATTAATATCTCCTGAAAAAGTTGCATTATTTGAACTATCAATTCGTAATACTACATTACTAGAAGTAACTAAATCTATAGTATCATTTGCAGAAAATCCAATATAAGTATTTGTGTCGCCAGTATGTCTTATATATGAAGGTATTTGAAGTTCACCTGCAAAAGTAGCATTTTGTGAAGTGTCTATTGTTAATGCTAGTGTTTCTGCTGTATTAAATATTAAGTCACCTGTAGCTGTAGTTATTTCATTACCACCAGAACTTGTTATAATTCTAAAATCATAATCATCAGAGTTAGGTGCTTTTAAATCTATATAACCACCTGAAGCTCCACCTATTTCTATTCTACCAAAAGCAGAACCTTCAACACTTATTACATCATCTACATCTAACGTTCCATCAATATCAACATTGCTACTAAAATCTCCTGTAGTACCTGAAATAGTACCTCCTGTTACGTTTCCTTCTAAATTAGCAACTAAACTAGCTACTGCATATCCTGTTCCACTTGTGTCTACTGTTGTAACAGGTTCAACTTCTAATCCTTTAAATAATCTGTATTTACCTGTTAGAGCTTCTCTAAACAGTCCTGAGTATAGTGTAGTATCAGAAGGATGATATTTGCCATAAAAACCTATGTCAACTGCGTCTGTAGAAGTGTTGTTGTTTGCTAATACAATTAAAGGGTCTTTAACTGTTAATGTATCTGTTCCTACTGTTGTAGTGCTTCCTTCTACTACTAAGTTTCCGATTACTGTTAGATTGCTACCTATTTTAGCATCTCCAAAAACGTGAAGGTTTAATCCTGATTCTGGTGTAACACCTATTCCTACTTGTGTTGTTGATACAAACATAGGAGAGTTGTTACCAAAACCATCAGTTAGTTGTTTTGCACTAACTGTTATATTTCCATTATCAGAAAACTTTACAAGTGACTGATAAGTATTTTTTATTTTATTTCCTGAAAGTGTAGCCATCTTTATTTAGTTTTTGTAAGAAAGTATCTAACTTAGCCACATTACTTTCTTTAGGTTTATATGTTTTTATTTTTTTACTCTTCATTAAAGTACCCAAGAATTGAAATTAACATCTTTATCAGGGTACATATCTCCATTTGTAGAAGATACATATTCTGGATATAGTGTACTGTTATAGTCCATGTAATCCACAAATCTTCTAGTATAGAATTCTGCTGTTTCTGTAACTTTAGCTAACATCATTCTCATTTCTTCTAATGAAATAGTTTCTGAGTTTTCACTTCTATGTTTAAATACACCTCCATTGCTAATCTGATACATAGCAAAAGGAAGGTAAGAGCTTTGCGTGAACCAAGTAAGCATAGGTTTTACATAATCATCTAGTAATAACTTATAATCAGAATTACCAGCATCATCTATAGTACCTGCTAATATCAAAGCTTGTAGTTTTTTATAGAGTAATCCTCCTAAATAGTTTTGAATGTGTGTATCTTGAGCTACTTCAATAAACTGTATTAGTTTATCAGCATCTACATTTCCATCTATTATAGATTTTCTTTTTAAATCATTTATTGTTATAAAGAGTGCTTTCTGTGCCATAATTATTTAGTTTTTGGATAAGCACCTCTGTTTGGCATATCTACTGGTCTAACTTCGACTTCTTGAGGATTGTTTGGTTCCTTAAATCCGTCTTGTACAGCATCTGAAGCTTCAACTTCGGTATTTGGTGTTACTTTCTTTTTATATACTCTTCTTTCCCAGAAGTGATGACAATTTTTACCTCCTTTGAACTTAAACAGGTTGTATTTACTCTTGTTATGCCCTAATTCACTGTTTAATCCTTTAAAAGACATAAGAGTAATGTCTTCTTTTCTAAACACTAAGTTTTTACTTGTAAGAGACTCCATTTGTTTACAGAATACTCTACTTTTATCAGAGTTTCTTACTGGACCATAAGAATATCTTATTTTATATCCAGAATTATCTTGACTTGACTTCTTATTAGGTTTAGCATCATCTTCTGATACACTTAGTTTAGTTAAATCAAACTCTTCATTATCATTACCTACTGCTTCACTATGTATAAGTTCCCATTCATCAGAAACAACCTCTCCTAATACTTCTAGTTGATTGTACAAGTCATCTGCACCTTCATCTGATAAATCTAGTTCTTCTTGTGAACTTAACTTCTCTCCTGTTTCTTCTTCTCTTTTAACTTTAGTAGAAATGTTTTCTAATTCTGTAAATTCTATTGGTTGTAGAGTTACAAAGTATAAGCTTAAGTATATTTTATTAAATGCAAGTATTTCATCTAAACCATCTATAATATTTTGTTGAAATGGTCTGATAACTATATTGTCCATAAGTATAGAAGCAGTTCTAAGTTCTTCTGCATTATTTCCAAACCCTGTATTGTCTTTTATACCTAATAATATAGGAGAAACAATACCATGACCAAGCATTATTTTTTCCCTGCTTTCGTCAGCCAAGAATTGATACTGTGCGTGAGCATCTGGTAAGTGAATAGGTTGTAAATCTGCTTGAGTTTCTGTAGACTCATTAAAAGTAAGTATGAATTTACCTGCATTTGAAGAGCCACTAAACTTATCATATATTTTATGCTCAATAAGCTCTTGAGTTTCTTCATTAGGTACTCCATTGTTAAAGTTTATTAATAAAGAAGGTTGTAATCCATTCTTTATATTGTTTATATGATAATTACTTACTTCTTCTTCTAATTCTGCATATTGTAAGCAAGACTGGTAGTCTACTGGAGAATAATAGTAGAATCCTGACCTGTATGGTTTAAACACATATATTTCTATAACCTCTTTTTTAGAACCATTACCAAAAGAAGGTATTCTTTTAGGTTTGTCACTAGGACTCATTTCAGACCACTTAGGATGGTAGTAATAAGCTTCTATTTGACCTTTTTTAGCTTTTTCTGCTCTAAGAGTCTCCATAGGAAAGTGTAGCACCTTCACAATGGCTGTTTTACGCTTGTTATAGACCACTTGAACAGCAGATTGACCTAACATCTTATAATCGTTTACAACACGCCTTAAATCCTTTTGTTTTAAGAGCATTTTCATTTTGGCATACATCTCAGGTTTTATCTCACTGTCTGTAGCTTCTAGTCCTCTGCCATAAATCATATCTACAATACCATTTATACATCTAGCATTTGTAGGACTGCCTAAGTATTTATCTATAAGTTCATCAAAGTAATCATTGTTATCTCCGTATTGAACCCAGTCTTTTCCGTAGACTTCTTTTATTTCTGGTATTTCATAACCAGATAAATTGACTACTCTAATATTTTTATTTTCCATATTATATTACTATGTATTCGTCTTCAGAACCAGCACCATATTCAGTGTACTTGTTCGTATTTAATGTGTGTATTACTTCATCATTTGTTTGAGAAGTTACATAAGCCTTATCTCTATACCATAAATTACCACCTTTACTGAATTGTAAGTAGTAAGCAGTTTCATCTTTTAATATAGTAGAAGCTAATGATACAGAAACAAAGTTTCCATTGTCAGAAGCTGTAAGGTCTGTTAGTGTTTCGCTTTTGTTTGTTCCGTCTTGTGTTATAGTAAGATTTATACTTGACAAAGACGTTTTGTCTCTAGGGATTATATTAATCGTCTGAGAATCTGTATTTGGAAGTAATCTTATCATAATAAGATAACTGAAAAGTATTGATTTTGTTTTATATAGAAAAAGCCCTAATTAAAGGGCTTTATATCTATTATGTTTAAGAGTGTACTATGTTTAAGAGTTCACAACAGTAAACCCAGTAGTTGTTGGGTCAGCATCAATAAGAAATTAGCAGGAATCTTTTCCATCCCTGTTAATGTTAATGTGTATCCACTTAAATCTCCCATAGCACCACCTGTTACAACAGTTCCTCCTGAAACATCCATTCCATGCTCTAATCCAGACAAGAAATAGTTTCCGTTATTATCTTTTATGATAACGTGAGGTCTTCCCCAAGAAAGTAATTTTAATTCCTTGTGGTCAGCAACAGTTAGTTTGTGTAAAGAAAGTTCTAGTACTTGCTCAAAAGCAGTTGTTCCATTCTCTCTACTAGATTGAATGTTTTGTGTAAAAGATGAAGTTCCTTTAATATCGTATTCGTAAGCACTTGGAGAACCAGCAACAGCTTCTATAGAATCTGTGTTAGTTGTGTCATAAGCGATAGTCTCCTATTGTGCCATAATTAACAAAGTAAACTTTATCTAATCCACCAACGCTGTCTTTACAAGGCTCTGTTCTATATAGTGATAAATTACAAGACATATTATTAGTTTTTTAAAAGTTAGTATTAAAAGGGTGAGTGGTTAAGCCCACCCTTTATTTAATTATTATTAAGCGTTTACTCTGTAAACGATATCAGATCCAATTCCGTATTGAACTCCACTTGTAAACCTCATAATTACTCTTACATTTTGAGATCCATCTAAGTCAGCCATATCGATAACTTTCACTTCATTATGGTCAGATAATAATCCTGTTCCAAAGAATAAGTTAGATTTTTCAGCTGCAACAGCAGTATCATCAGCTAATCCATTAGCAACAAATAATTTAACACCATCAAAAGAAAGTGATCCATTATTCCACCATTGAGTTCCTTGAGAATTTACACCGTTTGCACCTAATCCAGAAGCACCAAATCCACCTAAGCTTCTTACATAAGCTCTAGCGATGTTTTGAGATACATATACATACATATCTTCTTTTCCATATAATGAAGATGGAATTGCATCTACGATAGAACCTAATTCAGCGATTACGTTAGCAGAAGTAATTGCAGATCCAGTTACATCAATAACATCAGAATCAGCAGCTAATAAAGTAGAGAAACCATCAAATTCACCAGCAGTAGCGTTAACACCACTCCAGATATTTTGCTCAGTTTTCTCAGCAACTTTAGAAGCAACGTGAGAGATTAAGAAGTCACTAAATTTAGGAGGTAATTTATCAAATGAAGAATATCCCATTTGAATAGCTTCCCAGTCTGAACGGAAGTCTTTCTTACATAGCTCTATGTTAACTTGGAATTCTTCTGGTTGAAGGATTCTTTCAGTTAATGTGATTGTGCCTGTATCAGCAAAGTCACAAGAAGCGTTAGCAATTAGTCCACTAGAAGAAACTTTTTTCATTACTTCTTTGAACTTTACGTTTGGTTTTACTGTAATTCCACCATTGTCTATAGTAGAACCAGATAATAATGCAGCAGAGATATACTTTCCAGCAAACTCTCCAGCATAAGTACTTGTAATTGAAGTTGTAGTAGCCATTTTTTATTATTTATTTATTTATTAATATTTATGATATTTTGTTTAAAACCCTATCCATTATAGTTTGAGGTCTCTTTTGAGCATAAAGATTTAAGCTCTTTTTTTCTACAGAAGATTCTGGATCGTGAGCAATAGGCTCAACAGCAGGTTCTTGAGAAGATAATTGTTCTGGAACTTCGTTCATTTCTTCTTCGCCTTTAAGGTTTTCTATTAAAGCTTTCATTTCTGCCATAGCTTTTTCTAGATCTTCTTTAGTAGCGTACTTGTCCATTGGATCTTCTTTTACCTCTTCGATAATTTCATCCTCTTCTAATTTTTTCTACAGCTTCAACTTCATCAGACAATTCTGTTTCTGATTCAACTGCTTCTACTTCTTTGATTTCTTCACTTGAACAACTTCTTGTTCTTTTACTTCTATCAGAAGTTTCATTTTTAGCTCATTTCTGGAGCTTTAGAGATGACTTCTTCACTTAGAAGTACATTTTTGAATTTCTCTACTATTTCTTGCTTTCATAATAAAATTTTATATATAGTTAATTAATTAGTTATCGATCTGTTGTATTTTTGGTTAGTTAGCAGCACTACAAGCATCACAATCATTATATAAGGTTGCTGATTCTATATGGTGTTCTCCGCTAGCAGAAACATTGAGTACAGTATAACAATTACTGTGTCCTGAGTTCTCAAACTCTAAGTAGTACACGTTACCAACTACAAGTTGAGTATCGTGTAAATGTATCTCTTTATGCATTGAATGACCACATCTTTGTACCCTATAATAATACTCATCTCCAGAAGGACTTTCTCCTTTTATTTTGCCTATTCCTTGAGCCTGTAATGAACCATCACAACACTTTGTTGAATAAGTTCCGTTAGCACATAAACATCCCCTTCTATCCCAACAAGGACTCTTAGTAGTTGCTCCAGCTTCTACCGAATGTGATTCACAAGGCATATACCACATCTTTCCTTCATACTCATGTTCGTGTATTAATTCACATCCTATATCTTTAGCCATCTCTAATGCTTTCTCTTCAGAAGAGTATGCTAATCTATCATCTATAATAGCATAATCATCATTTATTATTTCAGAGTATAATGCAGTAACCGAATTGTTTACTTTCTTATCTATCCTTTTAAGTTTAGATATAGCCCAGTTAACACCAGCAGAACCACCCCAAGCATCCCACATTATTCCTCCACATCCTTCAGAGTATGGTACATCTTTGTTTTGTTGATGTCTTTTAAAACTAGCCATTCTAGCAATCGTGGACCTTGTTATTTTTTGTTTATTAGCTAATTGTGAAGCTCTTCTCCAGCCTACGGAAGTTCCACAAGAACTACCATTTTCCTTTTTATACTTTAAAGCTCTCTTTGCATTGTTTACTGCACCTTGTGGATAATCGTTATATGATTCTAATTCTACTTCTTGTGAATCTAAGAATGCTTCTTCCATTTCATATAATTTAGATAAAGCTTCCATTTCATCAAAGTCTTCTTCTACACTTTCTTTTGGTCTTTCATCTAACTTATCAGCAAAGAAACCTTCTATAGAGAACCCTTTTACTTTACCTTCTTTTACAAAGTTGTTCCATACTTCATCATTATTTACTTTTACAGATACCATCCAAGTTCCTATAGGTAAATCAAAACCATATTTTCTTGACTTGTCTTTCTTTTTATCTTCTATAATCCAAGATTCTACAACAGATAACCCATTGAGTTTAACGTCGTGTTCTAAAGTTGAATTGTTTTGTTTGCCTCTTGATAAGAATAATTCAGATGCTTTCCTAACAGTATCCTCACTAAAGAATATATTATACTCATCTTCTCCATTAGTTCTGTATATTTTTTTATTAGGTATAAGAGCAGCACCCATTAAGATTCTTTTCTCTTTATCTACTTCAGCAAGTTTTACTTGTTGTTTCTTTAATGCAATAAAGTCTTCTTCTATTGCTGGATTCTCGACAACGCTTATAGCTTCTATTCCACTAAATTCGTTCTCTTCATCAATATATAGTTCTATTGTTTTCATAATATGATAACTTTTATTTTTGTATTTTGTTTTATTTATCCTATTGTAGCTGTTGAGTCTATTTTTCTATCTAGTTCTTGTGCTGAACTAACATCAGAACTTAACACATAAGCTTTTATTGGTTCACCAAACCTAGCACCAACCACACCAGCTAATTGACTACCTGCACCTTGACCTACTACGTTGAAGTCTGGAGCTGATACAGAAATAGAACCTACTCCACCTCCACCAGCAGCTTCTACAGGAAGTTTAGTAGACATAATATCTTGTACTTGCTTCAGACCAAACGCTCCAACTGCTGCTGCTGTGCAATATTCCAAGGAATAAGGCTGGTGGACTACCTAACGCAGCAGTAATAGCTTCTTTAGTATTCATTATAGCCATAGCAACTGCTAACTGCTTTACCTACAGCAGAACTTTCTCCAGCAAGACCAATTATAGCTTGAGCTAGTTTGATTGGCTATAGCAAGTTTTGCTTTTTGTTCTTTCTTATCTATTTTTTCTTTTGCTCTGGATGTCTTAGCAATAGCCTGTTCTTCTTTTATTAAAATATCTCCATAAAACTCTTCATTTTCTATTCTTTTTTGTTTTTCTTTATCGAGAGCATCAAGCTTGTTTTTTAACTTCTCCTCTTCTAATCTTTTTTCAGCATCTAATCTGTTTAGTTCTCCAGTAGCCATAGAAGCTTCAAAACTTAATATAGCTTCTCTTTCTTTTGCATTTAATTGTGTGGCTAAATCAAATTGTTTAAGTAAAGCATCTCCTATTATTTGAGTTTTTTTATCTTGTGTTTCTTTTGTTAATTGTATTTCATATTGAGACAAAGATGCTAATGACCTTCCTATAGCATAATTAGCTTGTGTTATCGCTTTCTTTCTGTCTTCTGGGTCTTTTATCGCATTTGCTCTTTTTAATTCTCTATCTGCAAATTCTTCTTGTTTTATTCTGGCTAACTCTTTTTGTAACTCTTCTTCTTGTTCTAATCTTGTAAATTGATTTTTAGTAACTTTTTTAGCTATCCTATCTTCAGATTTTAATATGTCATCAGCAAAAGACAATTCTTTAGCTATAAACTCTCTTCTGCTTTTTGTTAATTTAGACTTGTCTGGTTTTATAAATGCCTTATCTAAATTGTTTGCTAAATCATTTATTTTTTCTATTATAGGAGCAGATTCTTTTTCTACATTATTAGCAAAATCTGTGAAATCTTTATTAATATCTTCTTGTGACCTTTTAACAAAAGTGGTAAACCTTCCCCCAAAAGTATCGTATTTTTCTACTTGTTCAGTTAAAGCTATTCCTTCTAGCTTTAAGAAGTTCTCAATAGCTTTTTGTCTTTTTTCTTCACTTTCTATTCCTTGAATGTTTTCAATTCTTCTTCTTTGTGAAAGAACTTCTGAGTTTTCTTGAACTAATTTATCCATTTGCAACCTAGAAGCTTGGGCTAAACTGTAATCAATTATTTTTTGTTTAACGATGTCTAGTTCTTTTCCATAATCTATTTCTTGGTCTTTTAGAGTAGGTATTAGTTTTTCTAATTCTTGTATTACACCAGCTCTTTTTTCTTCAGAAGTGTTTACATCTTCCAATATTTTAACATATTCATTAGCAACAACTATTTGTGAGTTTAATCCATCAGTAGCACTTTTAACAGAATCACCCAGTTTTTTACTGGCTTTATCTGCTTTTTCAAGCAATGTCACTACAATTTGAAATAAAACAATAATTCCTAGAGGACCTGAAAACGCTTTTTTTAATTCCTTCCAAGCAGCAGAAGTAGAGCCTGTAGTAGATATTAATGTTATCAAAAGAGTAGAAAGTTGTGAAATGTTGTTTGCCATTGCAGCAAATCCATAGTTGGCATCAGATATTGTTCTACCAATTTCTACAACAGCAGCTCCAGCTAATCCAGACTTATCTATAAAGGTTTCATTTGATTTAGAAGCCTTTTGAGCTATTTTATCAAATTTATTAAATTCATTTTGAGCTTGTTTAATGGTACTAGTTATTCCATTAATTTTAAGTTCACCAGTACTTGTGTCTACCTGTACTTTAAATACTTTTATGATGTTTTCAGCCATTGTTGTATGTGTTTCGTTTTATACTTTTTTTAATTTCATTCCAAGTCTCTGGAGACTTATACTTTCCTTTTGCTATATCTATATCTTCATCATATATATACCAATCAGAAGAGTTCAGTAAGTCTATTATATTTTTTATCATGATGGTAATTCGTTATCTACTACGTTTAATAATTCTATTTCACTTAATTCAGTCTTTAAGTTTGTCTTTATTGAGTTTATTATAAATACTCTGTTATTAATAATAAATCTGTCGTTTAACTTCATATTAAGAAGAACTTCTGTAGTTAAGTATGCTTTTACTTTATACATTCTTCTTTTAATGTCAAATATGTCATCTATATATTCCTTATAAAACTTCTTAAATAAAGAGTTTGTACTACCCTCATAGTCTTTTAAATTCCATTCATCTACTTCATTATCAAAGTTAATTGTATGAGCTGGGGCAGTAGAGGAAGTTCCATCTTCGTTTGTATTGGAAGGTCTAAAGTAAAAAGACAAATAATCCTGCCCTCCACTAATCCAATTTATAGCTTTGTCTTCAGTAGGTAATCCTGTTTCTCTGTATTCCATAAAACACTAGAGGTTTAGTTAACAGTAGCTTCATAATTACCTTGTGTATAATCTTCAAGTATCATATAGCTATCTCCTGAAGAAAACACATTATCAGAAACGGATAAGGTGTCTGCACTATCTATAGCAGTAATTAATGCAGATTTATTATTTGTTAAATTTCTTACTATATTTCCTACTGATAAGTTTTTCTTAGTAAAGTCTTCTACATTGGTATCTTTTAACTTGTTAGACAAAGTATTGGTTGCAGCTCCTTGAACTTTAATAACATAATCTCCACTAAATTCTCCATTAGCAGAATATCCCCAAAGTATATCTGTCAAGTAAGTGTCGTTTGTTCCAGTGTGATAAGGACTACTGCTAGACTTGTTATCGTCAAATAACCTTTCAAACTTCATGTGTTCAAATAGTGTCTCTACAGAATATATTTCTGCCTTATCTATACTAGCTCTAACTCTTTCATCTCCGAATACATCATTAAATTGTTCTTTGTGATTTATAGCCAATAATGTGCTAGGCTCTTGATATTTAAAATCAACTCCACTATAATTAACAGGAGCATCTACATTAGTATTTGATATATCTATCATGCTACTAATATCATAACTTCCAGAAGAAGGGTTGTTTATTGCGTCAGCGTAATAATTATCTAGAGTGTCTACATATATTTTGCCAAAGTCTGAATCATTAACATCATCAATATAATAAGCAGTTAGATTAAACATTTTAAATATACCAGTTAGAAAATCTATATTTTTCATTTCTGGCACGTTATCTGTAATTATTATTTCTTCCGTTGTTGATATTCCATTAGCTTCATAATCTGCTGTTGTCACTTGTTCAGGAACAGTAAATAAAACTTCTTCAATAGACAAATCTGCATCAAAAGATATGGCTTCAGTGGATTCTAATATAAATCTTAACTGATGACTGCCTGTGTTTAAGAATGCTTCAAATATACTGGTATTTCCCTGTAAGTTATCTTCCTCTATTAAAGTAACATCATTTTCTATATCTACTAATTTTAAAGTATATGTTCCAGTGTCTGTGGTTGTTATGTCTAATTCAACAGTAAATGAGTTTGTATTCTTAACAACAGAAAATGTAATTAAGTTTCCTGATACATTAAATGGATTACTTCCTGTTCCTGTATAAGTCCAGTCTCCTATAAGCCTTGTCTTTAGCACATCATCATCTCCTCCTATTTTCCCTTTGTTCCTGCTTAACCATAAATATAAATTAGAAAATGGAGTAGTACCAAAGAAATCTCTAGTAAATGTTATGTTATATCTATCTTCTATTGCTTCTATTATGTTTAAGCATTTGACAGCAGGTTTTACGTCTAACCAAGATACTCCTTGATTATCAGAAGGATTAGTAGAATCGTGATATAAGTTGCCACTAAACTGAGGTATTCTATTAGCAGAATCATAATAGAATCTTTTAGTATGAGATATTAAAGGGTATATTATAGACTGAGAAAATAATCCATTTCTAACAGCAAGTCTTACGTTTGTTGAGTTATAGGGATGATTATAATTGTCATCTAAATAAACTAATACATCTAACTTATCATCTCCCATCAGCGTTCCTAGCTCTACTGTATTGCCATAGAATATTACACTATAAGAATATGGTTTGTTATCTTTAAGATTAACAGATTCTAGTTGTATTTTTCCTCTTTTATATGGGGAGTAATTTATTTCTAATAAGGCATCTTTTTTTATTCTATTGTCAAACCCATTATCAATGTCATAATTATACCAATGTTGAAATAGCTTATTGTTTTCTTTAGATGCTGGAATTGTAAAAGGTTTAGTAAAATCAGTAAATACTTTAGATATGTCTCTTACATCTTGTATTTTAGAAGTTATAGTAATAGTTTCATCACTAAACATTTCTATTTGTTGGTAATTACCATCATTGTCTTTTATGTATAGTATAGGTTGCTTCACTATTGTATATTATTTATTTTGTCATAAGCATAGTCAAATGATACTGTATAACTAATTAGCTTGTCATTAACTCCTTTTTTGAATAGTAGTGTATTAGATTTAAGATTTATAGGTAAAGTATTTGTTCCATCATAAACCCAAACTTGTTCTGACAATAACATTTGTCTAATCACTTCATTAAAGCTTTCTTCATAGAATCCTGTATTCATTGTAATAGATTCTTTACCATTTGCCATAAATATCTTTTCTTGATGTTTAGATAAAGAGTATGATGGGCTTCCTCCTGAATTGTCAAAGTCAATTATATTATTCTTAAATTTATTAGATGTTATAGAAATATCAGTCATTGACTTCTTAAAGAACCATAGGTTTTGTAATGCTCCATATTTGTTATAGAATATTGCACTAAGAGGAGTGTATTTAGGTTCACATACTTTTCTAAGTGTTATTATCAACATCGTCAGGAAGTTGCCACTAGTCACTAGATAAAGTGACATATATCTCCATCATTTAAGTCTTCAGTGTCTGTTATGATTAAGTATTGTATCTTTTGATTTGTATTACCGTTATCAGTGTATTTCTACAGGAGTTTGTCCTGAACCCCAAGTAACATCGTATGTATCCCAAAAGTCATCTGCATTATCCCAATTTATATTAGCTCCTGCTGTACTTGTTAAGTGTAGCTGTTATTGTATCTGGTGGAGAACCAGCAGCTTCTGCATATATAGGAATCTTTATGTCATATCCTCCATAGATAATATATAGTCAGTATTATGTTGAAGGACCATAGGAGTAGTATATTCAACACTTCTAGGGTTAATGCCATCTTCAAAGTAACCATAGCCGTCTATTGCTAAGAATGGATAAATAGTTGTGTCTTGTCCTCCTACTTGTACTATAGCTCCTGCTGAATCATATATTGTTATATCTGCATCTACCCATAATGTATCTGTAGCATAATCATTATACTCAGTTATCATATAGTCTCTTATAAGTTCACTTAATTCAAAAGTGACATAATTGTTTGTTCCTAGTTCTTCCTTTGTTATAGTATATTTTTTATCAGCAGCTACTCTGTCTGCATATACTCCAGTCCATACATATAATTCTAATTTAGCTTTTGCTAAAGAAGCATTAGATATTTTCTTATAGAAAGGACTTCGTGTGTTAATTACTGTTGACATTTATTTTGTTTTATCGTTTATTTCCTTTAATTGCTTTTTCCAAGTCTTTTCTCATATGCTTCAAACAAGTCAGTCTCCCATTTGTTTAGATAAAGAGTTGTATACTTTATCTATTATTCCTGTACCTTTAAATCCATAGTCGTTTGAATCATACCACGAACACCTATGGACCTTGCTATAGCGAAAGCCATTCTTTTCATGTTGCTTTCACTTTGACCTCCTTTTTCTGGTGTAATTCCTTTTTCTTTAGCCCATTCTAATATTTTAGTGCTTGAAGGTATAACACCTCTTCTTCTTCCTTCAGATATTTGCTCTATATAACTATTTGCAAGTAATGATATTTCAGAATAAGTTATTGTTGATTTGGAATCATAAGCAATACTTCTATACTAAATCGACCAGAAGCATAAGTTTTGTCTTTTTTTATTTCAGACTTAAACTTCTGCTTGTACAGTTTACCATACTTTTGCAACTCAGCTCTTAGATTAAGTTTACAGCCATTAGCAGATGCTTATATCATTAATCATGCTTACTTGAATCTCTATACCCCATCCAGCTAATTCATTCTCATATCTATCTTGAAAAGGAGTAGCAGATGGTTCTCCTATAATCTGTATCTTACTATCAAACAAACTACCCCTTCTAACAGACTGCACAACATCATTTACAACTTGTAGTTGCGTATTGTAAACGTCTTGTAGGTTAGTATTACCATAGAATATATCATCATCATACTTCTCTTTATTATAATCTACTATATCTATACACATAAGTGCTATAGTAAAATTAATTACACTTCTCTCAAAGGTTACGTTTGTTATTGTAAGGTGGCTTAGAGGAAATATTGTTGTCTTGTTTAAGTCAACTTCACTAATATCTCCAAAGGTTACTGTAAACACATTAGGATTGTCTCTTAGCTTGTCTCTTACTTTGTCTAGTATGTCGTATACTTGTGTCATTATCTATTTTTATTATAAGCGTTTTTAATCATCTTTTGTTCTAGGTCGTTTTTCTCTTTCTCAAACTCTAACCATATCAAGCACTGGTGTAATGAAATTTTTGTGACTTCACTAATTCTTGATACGTCTTTTCCAGCGAGAGCATAAATTGATTGATACCATCCCCATTTCTTTCCAAAGCCTTCTCCTGCGTTGAAGTTTGATTCTGCTTTTGCTGAAGGAGTAAATAGTCCATCGTATATTTGCATAATTTTTTCCCTAAACGATAAAAAAAAACCATTGCACCTAAAGCAACATTAACAGGAGCATCTTTCATTACCTCCCAGTACCTATCTGTACCATCATAATCTTCAATTAGATATTTACCATTGTTATTATATTTAATAGGTCTGTATAGTACTGCCATTGCTTTGTGCATACTATCCCAATCAGACATAAAGCTTTCTAAATCCACATACTCACCAAATGTCATTTCATCTAAAGAAGGTATCATACCAAAGCTAACCTCTACACCATTAGAGCCAGTCATGCTAAACTCCTTTATTAGTGGAGTAGGTTCTTCAAAGCATTTACCTATTTGATTTAATACCCTATCAAACATCGTAACAGGTAGATTATAAGATTCTTTTAATGTTAATCCACAGAATATTTGAATACACTTAGAGTTAAGAAAGTTTGCAGCATCCTCAACATCTTCATTCTCCTTTTGTATCTTTAAGTATTCTTGATACTGTCTAAGTTTAATAGCTTCTAACTTCTGTGGTACCTTTAATTCTAATTCTATTATTGCCATATAGTATGATAACTAAAAAAGTATAATTCTGTACCACCAATGCTTTATAGTAAGTGTGTATTGTTGACAATATTTGTCAATTGTGTTATTTAGAATAAGTATAAACTACCTCATATTGGTTGTATAGGTTGAACAAAAACACTATATTGCAGTTATCTTATTGTAGTTGGAAATCTACATAACAAGTTCCTAAACTTCTGTCACAAATGTAAGGCAGTTGGTTCAGGCACACTAAGTCAGCTAAGTGATTGCAATGTTATTCTTTTAATCATCTTTTGTCCAGCACCCAAACATTATTCAACCTTACCTGCATTTCTATTTATTTAAAGATGTTAAGGGGGTGCATACTTCAGTATACTTAGCAGTGTACATACTTCTACTTGCTAATAAAAATGAGTTTGCTTATAATTTTCTAGGGTGCCTAATAGAAACAAGTCGTTAGGTTTGAGGTACCCCCACCTCAAAATGGTTTGAATTCATAGAAGAGGGCTACTCAGCTCCCCATACTTCATTTTACGTTAATATACAAATATATTCTGTTAATATTATGTTAAAGTTTTAATGACTTAATATAAGACGTTTTAAGCTACTTTAATGTTTAAGTGATATGTTTATATAGGTGATAGGGAGAAGATGGCTTAGAAGGGATAAAATCATCTTTGTTTGTTATATCTGAGACACATAACCTATTTAATTACAAAAGAGTTATAAAATAAGTGCATTACTCTAATAGGTTAAATATAGGGTATAAAAAAACCCCAATTAAGGGGCTTTATAACGTGTTTAAGAGGGTTAAATATTATCTGCTTAGTATCTCATTAATATCATCTGTAATATCATGAAAATCTTCTCTGGCTTTTTGTGATGCGTGTAAGCTTGCTAATAGTTCAGAGTTCACATTTTCTAATTCATAACCCATATCAACGGCTAATTCTATTGACTCGCTTAAACTATTGTCATTCTCTGCAAGGTATTCCATAGCTCTAGAATAGTATATTATATCAATATTAAAAGCATCATTATCATTTAACTCTTCATATAAATCATCAGCATTTCTTATATATTCAAAATCATGTTCAATGAAGTCAACAATATTAAGATTCTCAATATATAAATTCTCTAATAAATTTAGTTTAATTTCTGTTTCTGTTTTGTTTTCTGTTTGTGTGTTCATGTGTTTAGTTTTATAGTGTTATTAATTCGTTGTTATTAATTTTATCATATTTAAAATATACTTTACCATTATTAGTAAATAAATCTTTAGTCATTGTATATTCTTTTGACTCTAATGGTGTGCATTCAAAACAGAAAGACATTTTTATTATGTCATCATCTGTATGTATCCAGTCGTTAATATGTTCAGCGTATTCCTCTAATGTCCATTTATTTAACCATTCTTTAGTTAAATCATACTTTAATATATTTTGGTGTGATTCATCAATAATGGGATTGTAAAAGGTTGAGATTATTTCTACTATCATAGTATTATTTTAAAAGGTTAAATATTATTAATTCAATTAGGCTTTCACCTATTAATAAAAAAGGTTAATGCACATAAAACAAATGTGTACATAAATAGTATTGTAAAAGCTTTGCTTAAGATAATTTTTTCTAATAATGTTTTCATATTATATATATTAATTTTAATCAAAGATAATCAAACTAATTTAATTAACAAATAATTAACAATGATAATATTAATTTATATTAATTCTAAATAATAACCTTAACAAATATTTAACTAATTATTTTTATTTGGTTTGCTACTTTGCAAAGATGAAGAAGAACGCAAAAGTATTATCTAGAATGATTCTAAATAAGAAAATAGAAAATCCCCAAAAATGTACTGCGTTTAATGATGTACTATGTTTAAGGGGATATAAAAACCTACTATGTTTAAGGATGTACTGCGTTTAAATATATTCCCAATTATTATTCTTTAATATCTTAACAGGGTTTCCGTTCCATTTCTTATCAGCTAGAAACCATTGAAAGTTTTTTTGGTATATCTTATCAAATCCTATTGAATCTAATAATCCGTTTAATCTTTCTTTTGTAGTGTTAGAAAACCAACCAGAGTTTGTTATTATTAAACTACTATACTTTTTATATGCTATTAAATTATTATGTAAAAATAGCTTTGTTATTGGTGTTAATGAACATTCGTTACCATACCAAACTTGAGTATTATCTTTAGTAAAGTTTTCGTTATTATTAAATTTGTTTACTGCTTGTTTTGTTATTTGTCTCATAATTATAAGTTTTTTGCGTGTTGTCTCCAATAATCGAAGAATATTTCTATTTGCTCAATATCTTTATTAAATTCCTTTTGTTTCCCTCTTGCGTGTATATTTTCAATTAATTCATTTGTGTGATATTCTAGTTTTTTTAAATCATCAATTAAATATCTTTGCATGGTTCTTAATCTTTTAATGTCTTCTTTGTGTGTCATAGTTTATTTACTTTAATTCTATTATCTAATAATTCTATTATTTTAAAGATGTGTTCTTGTTTCTGTTCTTTTGTTTCTGTTGTTTCCATCACTCTAATCCAAAAAATGATTTGACTTCTTTGGGTTAAATATATCTTTTAATAAATTCCCAAACTTTCGCAAAGGTCTCACTGTTTTATATACTCTGTTTACTTTCATAATTATTTATTATTAAATTGATTTGCTATTGAATAAAACTCATAAGTTTCATATTTTAATTTGTATTCTTTACATCTAAAACAAAATAACTTTGAGCCTTTTTGCTCTTCAAACTTGAAGGCACATTTATTACATTTTCTCATATTATATCATTTATATTAATTCCATCTATATTAAAATAATACTCATTAGCTTCAATAGTTTCAATTACTGCTTCCTCAGAGATTAAATAATCATATTCATTTGTTAAGGCAGTTAAGACTTCCTCAGCTATTAATTTTTTATAATATTGTTTGTCTCCTTTGTTTTTTAAATAATCCTCACATACATTAATAATATCCTCATCTCCAAAATTATTTATTACATTAACACAAAACTCATTTATATCATCTATAAAATCAATGTCAATTTCTTGTCTATAAATATCAAATGAATTTATCTTTAATCCCAAATCGTTAAATTCTTGATATACAAAGTCCCACCAATATTCATCATCAACATTTAAACTGCAATATTCTTGTAATACTTTTTCTTTTGCTTTTTCGTTTAGTTCGCTAAACTCATAAGCTTTTAACTCTATTGTTTTCATTATTCAATTACTTTAATTTCGTTATCAATTATTTTACCTTCCAAATCCACAATTGTGTATCCATGACTTTTTAATAGGTTAATTGATTTTCTTATCTGTTTAATTCTTTCTTGTATTCTGTAATGTTCGAATGTTTCACTTTCTATCCAGCTCATAATTTTATAGTTTTAATTGTTAATTTCGTTTAATGATTCTTTTATTAAATCCAAATACATCTTTTGCATTCTAGTATTTTCTTTAGTTACCATATAAATTATGGAGGCTAAATCCTTAAATAAGTCATCAGTATTCCAAACCAAACGTTTATCCTCTTCATAGTCAACGTATAGTTCACCATTGTTACAATGCAAAGTATGTGTGTTATTAATATAGGTGTGTCTTTTTGCAATATCTAATTGCATTTCTAATTGACTTTAATCTTTTCTTTTTGTGTCATAATTATTTAATTTTAGGGTTACAAATGTCAATTAATGTTTGAGAATATCCTCTAAATATATTATTTAAAGTTTCCCTTTCGTTTTCTTTTAACCTTTTGGCTTTGCTTAAATTGTGTTTAAATTGTTTTTTGTTCATAGTGTTTTATTTAGTTATTAATTATTTTCTATTATTTCAAAATCCATTTCAAATATATAAGTTCAATTTCATCAGCATATTCTTTTAATAGTAATTGAACATATATTGCAATAGTATTTCATCTTCTTTTATAACTTCATTAATCCATTATACTTATAGTCATAGGATTTACTATTTTCTTACATAATATAATTCACTATTTAAATGTATCTTTTAATTTATTGTCATTTTCATTATTTCAATATCTTATCAGTAGTAAAATTGTAAAATTTAGGTGAATCTGAATAAAATTTGGCAAAGAATCAACAAATCAATCAATAGTTATTGCAAGTTTCTTTATAATTTACTTTGTCTTCATCTATTTCAATTTACTATCAGAATGAATAGAATGATAAAATCCTCCAAAGTCTATTAAAATTCTTGTTTGCAATGGATTTAATGTCTCAGTCATAGTGTTTTACTTTTTGTTTACCCAAATATATAAACAAATAGTTAACAATTACAACTTGTTAACAAAACTTTAACATAATCAAAGTGTCCTTATTATTGCGTGTGCGTGTATACAAAAAATAATTGAGACTAGCAAAATATTTTTGGTTTGGCTAATGGAATATTAACAAAAGATATTTGAACAAAGGAAAGTTCTATCTATTTAGAATCATTTCAGATAAGAGAGTTTTGGCTCAATCAGAAAACCTACTATGTTTAACGACCTACTATGTTTAAGAGTAGAGAAGAACCTACTATGTTTAAGAAGTAACCTACTATGTTTAATGATTACCTGATGACATACTTGCCAGAGTTCTGACCTTGTATAAGAAACATAAGTCCGTATCTGATAGCATCAATGTAGTGTTCATAACCTATGTTAGGTTTAGTATTTCTTTCTTGCCACACATAGTTATTAAGTTCTCTTACAATACCATGAGACTTTCTATCTACTACAATCTCATAGTCTTGCATTAAAGCAATACCAGAAAGTATACTACCTTTCTTTTTTATTGTAGGTCTTATGTTTAAGTCTCCCTTTCTGTTTTATCTCTTTGATAAGTCTAGGTTCACTTGAGTCACATATAATTAAGTCAGCTCCACATTCCATCTTATTCTTCATTGCTATCTCTGTTGTAGACAATCCTGCTTTACCATAGATTTCTTTTACATATAACTTACCTAAAGCTCTATCTACTGATATCTTTACAAGCGTTGTCAAATCAACCGAAAATCCAAAATCTTGGCAATAACAGGTTGTTTCTGTTTGTATGTAATCTCCTACTCTCCAGTTCTTAAAGATAGCTCCTTCTGCTGCTGAAAGCCAGCCACCAAGTATCTGATGTTCATACTTGTCTGGTCTCTTTAATTTCATTTCAAATATCTGTTCTAAGAATGACTCAGATAAATTGTCTTTATTGTCTTTGTAACTTGTGTGTATGTATGTGGTTTTATTAGATGAACCATTCCAACCTGAGTTCACACCAGAAGTTTGAAAGAACCTTTGATATATCCAGTGTTCTTTAGTAGTTGGATTTAATATAAGTATACATCTATTCTGTTTAATCTGAGACCTTACAGAGAAATCAATCTTATCAAAAGAAGATTCATCTGTTAACTCTTCTGCTTCATCAATAACAAACGTTGTAACGCCATTTAGAGACTTCAGGGCAGCCGTTTGATTACCACTTGATGTTCTGATACCTTTAAAGATTATTGAGCTTCCTGTGGTCATATTTATAATCTCATCTTTAGTAATTCTAAAGTGGTCATTTACTCCCATTAAATCTATCTTCTCTATAAACTCAGGAATAATAGAAGTCTGTGCTGATATCATTGTATACCTAGTAAACAGAACTTTATGTCCTTGCTCATAGGTTAATGATAATAAGAATACAGCTACACCAAATGATTTACCAGAACCTCTACCTCCAGTACACACGAAGTATCTGCTCTTTGCAGTAAACAGAGGACTGTATTTATCGTTTAACTTTAGGTTATTCATTATTTAATTCATCCATATCAACCTCTTCTGACTCTATATCTATTGTATCTTCTAGTTTTTCTACTTGATTAGTAGAAGCGTAGAAATTAATTACAGGAACATTTAACTTCTTGTTTGCATTATCTTCATTACCATCTTGAGGTTTACCATATCTATATTGCCATAGTAAATTCATGTGTGCAAAAGAATCCTTAGCTTGTTCTGCTAATGCTTTCCAAGCTTCCTCTTCACTACCAAATACGTCTTTCATTGCGTTTAAGAGCATAAATAGATATTCTCTCTTTCTTTGCTGGTGTTAGTTGTGAAGATGATTTAATCAACTGTTTCTTTGGTCCATACTTGTCTCCTTTCTTTCTACCATTATTCTTTCTACCATCATTAGGTTTTATGTATGCTGAGTTTTGTTTTGCTCTTCCCATCTCTTATATAGTTTTGTAAATAGTTTCCATATCTCTTTGCTAACTTCTTTGTTAGTATATATTTCTTTTGTTATTGCTTTCTTTTCACCAAGCTCTATACCAATCTTACATTTAGTTCCTTTATTGTTTTGAGGTATAGGATATATTTTATAACCCTTCTCAATACACCAGCTCTGAGCTTTAAGATTGTACAGTATCTCTCTCATGAAATACTCTCGTTACCTTAACAATAGTTTCTAGCTTATCACAAACTTCATTAATCTTTTCTTTTGGTATGCCTTCATATAAATCAACAAACCTTCTATCAAATAAACCTTCTTCTTTTATAGACTTAACTTCTTTTCTTAGACTTACATTTTCTTTTAATAGCCTTTCATAATTATCAAAGATAGTTTCATTAGTGTTCTTATTAGAGAACTTGTAATCATTATATAAGTCTTCTAAGAACTTATCATAAAGAACTACAGAGTCAAATACTTTATTTATAGAGTGTACTACTGAAGCATGGTCCATGCCCATTGTTTGCCCTATATCATCTAAGCTTAACTTAGTATATTCTCTACATAATTTAAAGTATACAGCTCTTGCATATACATAATTTCTCTTCCTTGTTCTTTTGCTTATATCAATGTTTAAACAGGATTCTATATAAGTTCTAATCCCTTTCGTTTGTAATGTCTTGTTTGATTTCATTTTCGTCTTCTTTAGTGTTATAGTTTAAATTTATTTCTCTTGTGTTCAGTTTGTCACTCATTACTGTTAACAACATAAAACCCATATATTCTATTGCTTTTTGTATTCCTGCACATTCCCAGTATAATTCCTGACTAGAGTATTCTTTCAATAGTTCTCTTAAATCATTTATAGACATACCATCTTCTAAATCATACATAGCAAGATTATAATACTCTTCCTTAGTAGCCTTGCCTTTACAATGTTTCATGTGTTACATAATTATCCAGATTAGGTATTTCATCTTGAAAGAAATACTTGTACTGTTCTATTGCCATCTCAAGCTTTTCTGTTCCAGTTCTTATAAACTCATCTGAACAATCACATATCATTATATCTTTAGAATCTTTATCTACTACAACAAATATAAAAGCATCTGCATCAAACATCTTCATATATAAAGCAGCTTGAAGGTCATAAGAGAAATGCTTTGCACTCCATCTAAACTTAGTTATATCTCCTGTAGTCTTTAAGTCTATTATTACGTTACCATTTAAAACATCTGCCTTTCCTCTAAAAGGTATGCCCTCTATCATTTTAGCTTGAGGTACTTCAAACTCAGAGCCTTGTAATAAATTAGTTACCTCACTACATTTAAGAACTGCATTAGCTATTCTATTAGCATTATTAAATTCACTTCTTGTATATACATTAGCAGAACCTAAATCAAGAACTGCTTCCTTAAATGCTTTAGTAGCTTTAGAACCCTCTACGATAGTTAAATCCTTTACCTTTTGAGGTTCAAGTACAGATAAATGTACAAGCCTACCATCTCTAAGTGGTTGAGCATCCTGATTCACATGAAGCGATTTAAGGTATGCTTTAGGACTTTGTAGTAGTTTCTTAGCTGAAGATGAAGAAAGTGCGTTAGAACCAAGATAACCATAGTAGAACTCATCGTCATACATTCTTTCTATAAGGTCTAAATACTTCCACTCTTTGTTGTCAAATGTTTTTATCATAGTTCTGTTATATGTGAGTTTAATTCTAATATCTCTTCTTTAATCTGTTCCAATAAGTCTAATGTAGTTTCTTCATAACCATCCAACAGGCTTTCTTTAGCAGTAGATGCTTTAAGGTAAATTTCTTTTAAGTCTTCTTTCATAATTTATATTTTGAGCTAATATACACTTTTGTTAATTAAATGTTGTTAAAAGTCTGTTAAACTTTATTCTCATTCTCAATCTCCTTCTGTAGATTTGCTAATGCTCTCCAAGCAACTTTGGCAGAATGTTTGATACCATCTGAGTCTGTTGTACCAGCTTCAAGTAAATGTCTAGCAAGTGCATCTAATTCATCACCAGACTTACTTCTATCCCAATGTAAAGGTTTGTCTGGATTATGCTGATAGTTTCCTGCATAACTACATTTAGCTACTTCTCTAATTGCATCAGGAAAGTAATTCAGTACTCCTGAGTAAACAGGTATTTTCTTTCTCTCTGTCATTATATATATAATTTACGTTAACATTATAAGAAGAACTCATAGTCCACTTTAAAAGGATAACTTCTTTATCTCCCATGATTCTCCTAGTTTATTTAATACTTCTAATAAAGGACCTGTTCTTTCTGACCATTTACCTTTATAGTAACATACTTCTACAGTACATTCATTTAAAGGAATATCCCTTGTGTCATCTTTAAAAGAGTGAACAACTTTCAGCACAATAGCTTTATCTTGATTGTGCCAAGAATCGTTTATTCTTTCTAATAACAATCTTTGACCCATAGGAATCCTGTTCCCCTTTCCTTTAACCTCAATTAATATTAAGGCATCGTTATTAAATTCAAGTACAGCATCAATGTCAGAAGGATGTATCTTTCCGTTTTGTATACCAGTGAAATCAATAACCTGTTTAACTTGCTTCGAGTTTCTTATAAGTGATTTATCTGTAGGCATCTACAACTTTTTTTAGCCTTAACACTACTGTTCTAACACAAGAAGAACAAGATGAAGGTTTGTTATTTTTATTAAATATTCTATTGCTTATTTGATAAAGTGATTTTATCTCCTCATTATTTAAAACATTCTTGTTCTTTGAGAACAAAGTAATTAAATAATCATACTCTTCTTCATTTAAACATTCTAACTTATTATGTCTAAATACCTTATTAAGCTTTTCTTTTCTAGCATCACATCCACAATCTTCTCCAGCTATAAACTTTACAAGCTTCTTAATTCCTGTTGCTTCTGTAATCTTTTCAATATCATCTCCTAATCCTTTTGATTTTGTTTCTTGTACTGCATCAAAGTTCTTCTTCCATTCTTTGTATGCTTTGGTTCTTTTGTCTTTTGGTTCTTTCATAATTTATTTATTTTTATTTGATATTAAAACACCATTTCTTTTTACTTTAGGACTTCTTTCTCTTTCTAACAAAGATTCTTTTTGTAGCCTTTTCCTAGCCTTTTGAGCCTTAGACGTTGCTTTGATATGTTTTTGTCCTTTTAATGGTTTAAATTGTCTCATAATAAATGATAATCTCCGTTTAAGTAATCCTCTATATCTTCTATAAACTTGTCTTTTAGTATTGCTCTATAATTCTTTATAGAATTAAATATGCTAGTTAAACTTATATTTGTTCCTTTGGATATTTGCCTTAAAGACATATTTCCTGAATAATAAGTATTACATAGTTTAGCATCATAGCTATGCCAAGAATTAATCTCTCTAGCTAACTTCATTGTTATTTTATAGAATGCTTCTTCCTTCTCTGTTTCAGTGTCTGAATATAAATACTCTGCTGTATGTATTGTATCTGCATCATCTGTTTCAATGTAACTAAAGAAAGTATATTTGTTTTTAGCTTTCTTATAATCAGTATATAAGTTTCTTAATGTGACATATATGTAAAATCTATTTACATCATCATCACCATACATTATCTTTCTTTTATCAGTAACTAATCTGTTTATCTTTAAATACATTTCCTGTACTATATCTTCACAAAGATGTCTAGGACATCCCATATTAGAAACCATCTTTACCCATAATAGATGATTCTTAGCCAACAATTCTAACATACTAATATTTAAGTATTAAAGTTATTAAATTCTCTTTGTCATAGTACTTCTCAAGATTCTTTATCTTAACGATATTCTGGTCTTGTTCAAATACAATGCCTTCAAGTGCATCCATGAATGCTTTGTTTAAATTGTCGTGTAGGTCTGGTTTTGTGGTTTTTGGAACTTTACCTGTTCTTCTCTTCTTGGGTGTAGATTTGAGATATTCAAATTGATATGATAATCTCTGTATTGTTATTTCTGTACCAGCAGGAATCATTTCAAATCCTTTTGGTAATTGAGCTATAGCTAAAGCTCTTATTGCAACTTGGTAATTAATTATTTTCTTAGGTTTATAGGCAATATTATTCCTGCCAATTCTGACTGATTGATGTGGAACGGGCTTTATATTAAACGTAAGCTTTAGTTGCATTTATATTACTATCTTCTATTATATTATATAAGTCATCAACTATCTCAGGATGACCTTGTTTATTTATTTTAAAGCTAAACTTATCAAAAGGAAATCCTCTACTCCTTCTGCATTTAACTGTAACCATTTCATCGTTTACTGTGTTTAATTCTAATTGTATCTGTGTCTCTGCTTTCTTCTCTAAGTAAGAACCTAAATGTCCTGTAGGTTTCTCTGTTCCATAATTACTATGTATTACTGTAACTATATGACAATTTAATTCTTCAGTCCACTTCATTAGCTTTTGTATAACCATACTAGATTCATCTAGGTTGTTTACATCAGAAACTAAATCAGCTATACCATCTATTACAACTAATCCTGCATCTTGAACCTTATGATATAAAAAGTATTCTATAAAATTTAATCTATCTCTATTGTTTAAAGTTCTAAGTCCAAAGGTATGATAACATTCATCACTCAAGCCCGTCATATCTAAGACTCTTCTAAATACTTTCTGAGCGTGAAACCTACCTTGTTCTGTATCAAAGTGTACTAAACATCTTCCTTTTCTGTGACCTATCATTCCTTTTGCGTGGCTATCTAATTGTCCTTTAAGATATACTGCTGATAATAAACTAACAAAGAAAGTCTTCTTGCTTTTAGGAGGAGCAGCAATAAAAGAGAAGTTACCATAAGTACCTATTGGTATTGGATATACTTCTTTACCTGCCATAAAATTTCCCATGCTTATCGCTATTGGAGGATATTTAACTTCTTTATTAGGGTCAATATATGCTTTATCCTCGATATATTGCATATACTGTTGTTCCTCATTTGTATAATCTTTTATTGTCATTGTGTGTGTTTATGAAAATAAAAGGGGGAAATTAATCCCCCTGATAAATTAAAATAAGTCTCCCTCTGCTGATACTTCAGTAGGTTGAGCTTCTTTCTCTGCGTTTACAATAGAGCCATTGTTCCAGAATACTTTTCCGTTTCCTAGATACTGCTTAGGCTTTCCAGCCTTTCTCTCTTCTTGTGTTTGTGCATCAAACATAGAAACATTGTTTCCATATTTAGTTTCATCGTTAACAGCAACAGTGAAGTTATAATAAACTCCCTTTTTACCTTTAACGAACTTTTCTTTAGGTAATTTACTTACATCTAAAGACATTGAAATTAGTCCTGCCATAATTTAAGATTTAATATTAGTTAATTTAGTTTCTACAGTTTTAGATATATTGAATTTCTTTTTTATATCTAAAATCTTTCCTCCTTTTTTAATGTGTGCTATTGCTTTGTTAAATTCAGGGGTACCTTCATTAAGCCATTTAAGACTTGAAGTTGCGTGAGTGTTAGTTGAATCAGCATCTTTAGTATCATCAATTAACAATAAGCCATTTAAAGCATACTTTCTAGCATAAGAACTAGAGCTGCCAAATGACTGAGATATATCCATACCTTTCTTATTAATATCAATACCAGCTTGTGCAACTGATTCAATCTTACCATCTGTGCCATGTAGTATAGCTCTTGCTTCTACATAACAAATTCCTGATGGTGTTTCATTAATTGTGTCAGTTAAAGTTATAGATAACTCATACTTACTCAACAATGGTTTTACAGCTTCCAAAATGTCTTCTTGGTTTCTGTATCTGTACTTACCAAAACTATTGTATTGGCTTTTAGGTGCTTTTAATTCTGACTGAATTGCAATTACCTTTTGTTCAAAATTTAATGTTTTCGACATACTTTGTTTGTTTTACTGCAATATACAACTTTATTTTATATCTACAAATCGATTAGATACAACCTCAGTGGTTAAGTCGTCTACTGCTTGTTTATAATAGTTTAATTCTGAGGATTTATACATAACTTTTAATTGTAATTCATTTACATAAAAAGCTAGTTCGTTTAACTGAGTTATAATAGTATCAATGTGTCTAGCACTTATTCTACCT